GGCGTATTGTTACGATTTGGTATTGCGCTGAATAATTAGCAGACGTATGTGTCTCCGTATGGCGGAAAATCCTGACGTTCAATTCGTTAAAGAATACATCAAGAGCGGCGATGCGCTGTTGGCGTTCAACCGTGCTGGTTATCAAACTGGCGGTGTTGGTGCGAAGGTGATGGCTGAGCGGACGCTGGCGCGTCCTGAGATTAAGATTGCGCTTTCGGTCTTGGCGGACTTTGGGATTGAGAAGGCTGATGATATCCCGGTAAATCCTTTGAGCCGTGATGGCTTGATTGAGAAGCTGGATGCTATTCATGAGGTAGCGATGCAGGAGACGGCGTTACCGAGTGCGATTAACGCTGTGAAGGCGCAGGCGCAGTTGCTGGGGTATATGGATCAGAATGTGACGATTACGCATAACGTGCGTGCGTCTGAGCTGAGCTTGGAAGACCTGCGGGCGATGGTGAGTAAGGAGCTGGCGTCATCGCCGGCACCGCTGTTAATGATTGAGGACGCTGAGTTTACGGAGGTGGATGATGAGCAGGCCGTATAGTTACGCCACACGATTTGTGACTGGGTTTATGGACCCGAACGCGAAGGCGATTGTGGAATTACTGGACACGATGGATCATGGCCGTGATGGTCACGATTTGCTGTTGCGGCAGAAGCGCCCATTCCCGGACACGCAGGAGGGTCGATTGAACCGCGAGGGGCTGCACCGGCTGGTGGACGCATGGCTCGATGGCGTGGAGTTTAAGGGGTGATCAGGCGTGAGGGTGACGTAATCCGCGACGGGTTGAATATATGCCCGGAGGCGCGCTGCGTGGCGTTCCAGCTCTTTGGCATCCGGGTGTACGTTCGGCTGGTAAAGTGGCGCAAACTGCCCGTTTTTCAGGTATATCGTATTAATAAATAAACCCGCATATTAACCCGCATAATAACCCGCATATGGCGATTAAAGGATATCGAAGATGAGTAAGAGTTATAAAGAGTTACGCGATTGGTACGCTGGCTTAGCCATGCAGGCCCTGTTTGGTGTGCATAAAGGCACAGGCATCGGAGAACGAATAGCTGAAGATGCGTTTGAGATGGCTAAGATCATGATGAAGCAGCGTTTAAAAGAGGATTCGAACGATGGAAAATGGTGACTGGGTACGGATGAATTTCGACCCGGAGCTGATGGTGAACGTGCGTTCGCTGATTAGCGTGATGCGTGGTGAAATAGCGACGTTGAACAAGGATCAGTGGGACGAAGCGAAAGAGTGCTGCGCTGATGTGATGGAACAGTTTTTGGAACTGCGGGGCGAATGAGCCTACCGCGCGAGGAGATATTCACAGAATTGCTCCGTCGCGAGGAGGCGATGGTGTCTCTGGCTGCGTACATTGAGTATGTGTCAGGGTTGAAGCCCCCGCCTCACATGAAGTTGATCTGCGATAAGCTGGACGATGTTGTGAACGGTAAAATCCAGCGCCTGATGATTTCAATGCCGCCGGGACATGGGAAATCGTTCGTCGCGTCACACTACTTCCCGGCATATTTCTTGGCGAAATACCCTGAGCGGAACATAATCTTCGCTACGCACAAGCAGGAGCTGTCGGATTCGTTTGGTCTGAAGGTTCGTAATACCATTAAGGGCGACGAACATGCGCGCATTTTCCCTGAAAGCGGGATTAGTTCGGACAAGACGGCGGCCGGCGAGTGGATGACGACGAAGGCTGGCGGTTATCACGCGACTGCTGTGGGCGCGAACGTGACGGGTCGGCGCGGCGATATCCTGCTGGGTGATGACTTGCTGTCTGGTATTCAGGCGGCTGAGTCGGACAGCGAACGGAATAAATTATGGTCTTGGTACGGCGCCGACTTTTACACGCGCCGTAAGAACCAGAACACACCGATTGTGTTGATCGGAACCCGTTGGCACTTGGGTGACCACATGGGGCGTCTGGATCAAGGCGAGAGAGATGGAGAGGGTGAGAAGTGGGAGCGCGTGTCGCTGCCTGCACTTGCCGTCGAGAACGATATCCTTGGGCGTAAGCCCGGAGAGGCGCTGTGGCCGGAGCAGTTTCCAGCAGAAGAACTGGAGAAAATAAAGCGGCAGCCTTCTACAACGAGCCGCATATGGTCGTCGTTGTACCAACAGAACCCAGTCGTGGATTCTGGCGGTATCATTGACCAGACGTGGTTTAAATGGTGGAAGTCCAAGGATCCCCCTAAAGTGAAGTACGTCCTGCAGGCGTGGGATACGGCGCTGACGGCGAATAAAACGTCGGCGTTTAGCGCGAGTACGACGTGGGGCGTGTTCGACAATGACGATGGGATACCGAACCTTATCCTGCTTTCTGTGTGGCGTGGGCGGGTTGAATGGCCCATACTGAGGCGTCAGGTGCAGCGCATGGCGATTGATTATCGCGATGATAATTACAGCGTGCCGATCAAGCCGAGTAAAAATAGGTCGCCGGATACTGTCTTGGTGGAGGCGAAGGCGAACGGGCAGATGCTGATTCACGATCTGGCGCGTGCTGGCATTGTGGCGACGAAGTTTAACCCGGATAAGTTCGGTGACAAGATCGCCCGTGTGCGTCTGGTTACGGATTTGATTGAGAATGGGCGGGTTTGGCTGCCTGCACAGGGGCCGTCCTATGATACACTACGTCCTTGGGCTGCAGATTTCTTGGAACAGTGCGTGCAGTTCCCGGCAGCGGACTCGCGTGACTGGGTTGACACGATGACAATGGCGTTCTTGCGTATTAAGCAGTCGGGATGGGTTGCTAATACAGAAGATCCGCAGGAAGAATATTACGATATACCGAAAGAACGTGCAGCATTCTATTGATGATGCACTAATTAGCTGATAAGGATTAAGTATGGCCACCAGACCGATGACTGAAGCTGACTTGTTGCGTCCTGCCTTTGAGGGGATTGGTGGCGTTGACGTTGACATGCCTGAAACGGGAATTGAGTTTGAATTTCCTGAAGAAGGCGGTCAGATGCTTGACGGCGCCATGATGAGCGAATCCGACGACGGATCACTCGAGGTAGACTTCGAGCCGACTGAAGAAGCTAAGGAAGAAGAGTCCGAGCACGACGAAAATCTGTGCGAATATATGTCCGATATAGACCTTTCGGGTCTGTCTGAGCAGTTGATGTCTGGTGTTACAGACGATTTAGAGTCGCGTGGTGAGTGGGAAACCACCATGAAGCGCGGCATTGAGCTATTGGGCCTGACGTTTGAAGACCGCACCACACCCTTTAATGGTGCGTGTGGTGTGTTCGATCCACTGATGGCTGAAGCTGTCATTCGTTGGCAGGCGACTGCGCGTGGTGAGCTGATGCCAGCCGCTGGGCCGGTGAAGACGCAGGTCATTGGGGTTCCGAACGAAGATTTGGAAGCTCAGGCGTCGCGCGTTCAGGACTGGATGAACCTTTACCTTACGGAATTGGCGCCAGAATATTACGAAGAGTTCGACCAGATGCTCATGTGGCTTGGTTTGGTCGGTTCGACGTTTAAGAAGGTCTATCAGGATCCGGTCTTAGGCCGTCCTGTGGCCCGGTTTGTCACACCGAAGAATTTTATTACGTCGTATAACACGACTGACTTGAGCACATCATCGCGCTTTGCGCACGTCACACAGATGACGAAGAAGCAGCTTAAGTTGGCGCAGTTGAGCGGTGCGTACCGTAAGATCGATCTAGGCGATCCACAGCAGAACCTGAGCAGCGCTGATCCAGTTCAGGCGCAGGTCGATAAGGTGCAGGGCATTGAGCCGGGCGCTGAAGGTACCGACGAATACAACATCTACGAAATCTACGCCGACATCGATCTCAAGGGCTTTGAGAACGAAGACGATATTCCTCTACCGTACATTGTGACCATTGACGAGAACAGTAAGAAGGTTTTGTCGATCCGCCGCAACTGGGATGAGGACGACGAAACATACCAGAAGCGCGACTATTTCGTGCATTACAAGTTCATTCCGGGCCTTGGCTTCTATGGTCTGGGCTATGCCCATATCTTGGGCAACAGCGCCAAGACGGCCACTTCGATCCGTCGCCAGCTAATTGATGCTGGTACGCTGAATAACTTCCCGGGTGGTCTGCGCGTCAAGGGTATGCGTATCGAGGACAACAACATTGGGATTGGCCCGACTGAGTTCCGCGAAATCGATACGGCTGGCTTGCCAATTCAGAACGCTATCATGACGATGCCCTATAAGGAGCCATCGGCAGTGTCGCTGCAGTTGCTGCAGGAGACGTATGAGGGTGCGCGCAATCTGGCCAACACGGCTGAGATTGCTGTTGGTGACGGGAGGCAGGACGCACCGGTGGGAACAACGGTAGCGTTAATGGAAGCTGCGACTCGCGTGCAGTCGGCAACGCTCAAGCGTGCGCACAAATCTCTGGGCAAGGAACTGAAGCTGATTGCCGACCTGTTCGGCAAGTATCTGCCCGAAGTGCCGTATCCGTTCCCTGTGCGGGGCGGAACGAAAGCTATCATGCGCGATGACTTCGACAACAACGTCGATGTAATCCCTGTCAGCGACCCGAACATCAGCAGCTCTGCGCAGCGGATGATGCGGGCGGAAGCGCTCTTGCGTTTTGCGACACAGGCGCCTGAGCTACACAACACGCAGGAAGCTTTCCGGCAGATGTACATCGAGATGGGGATTGATCCTCAGCGCGTTGAACTGCTGTTGCCGAACAAGGAAGCTCAGGTACCTGTGCCTATGGATCCGCTGACTGAGAACCAGACAGCGATGATGGGCGGCCCTCTCAAGGCTGGCGAGTATCAGGATCACGATGCGCACATCGCGTCGCACATGCCACTTGCTGAGCAGAATCCGAACCTGCAGGCGCACATCAATGAGCACATGGCGCTCAAGCTGCGCGTACAGGTTCAGCAGATGATCGGTCAGCCTTTGCCGCCTCCGGGTACGCCAATGCCGCCGGAAATGGAAAATCAGCTTGCGATGATGGTCGCACAAGCGATGCAGCAGTTGGCGCCGCAGTACAAGCAGCAGCCGCAGCCTGACCCGCTTCTTCAGATCGAAGCCGAAAAGGTCCAGCAGAAGGCGGTCAGTGATCAGGTCAAGGCCAACGTCGAAATGGAGAAGGCTAAGATGATCGCAGAAAGCGATGCTGCTGATCGCGAGACAAAGGAAACAATTGCTGCTATGAAGCTAGCAGCTGATTTACAGAAACAAGACCAAGGATCTTTTGGAGGTTAAGATGGCTAACGACTCACAACGCGATAAAGCACGCGCTACTTTTGGTAAAACTTTCTTTGAAAATTCTAAGGCTCTGCCTAATCCAAAGAACGCGGCAGCTGCTCTGCAGAAGCGCGCAAATGATCGTCCCATCCCGACCTATAAGGTTGGTGGCGCTGTAAAGAAGGCTACGCCTCCGCAGCCGACAGCAGCTGAGCGTGAAGCAGAACGCAAGCGCCGCGAGAGCCTAGCTAAGGCCAAGGTCACGCAGAGCGAAGCTGATACTCTGGGCCGTGCTATGCGCTCTGAGGGCCCCGGTTATAAGCATGGCGGCAAGATCGCGAAATATAAGCAAGGTTCTGGGGCTACGAGCAGCTCTGCTGGCAGAGGTTCTGATCCTATCCAAAATTTAAATTACAACCTTTTGTCCGGTAGCAGCGGTGGTGGCGGTGTCCCCGGTGGTGGGGGCGGCTTCCGACTAAGCCCGACTATGATGCGCCAACCCTCATCTGATCTAGGTAGGATTTCTGGCACAGCTGCGCCAAAGGGGGTTGGGGTTAAGGGTACCTTACGATTTAAAAAAGGTGGCACTGCCGAAAAGCGCGCCATGAAAGCCGAGCAAGACTTCACTGGCCTTATGAGAGACGCGGCCGCCCGTGCTGCTGCCAAGGGCACTCCTGTGATGAAGGACGGTGGCGCTACGAACGAGTACACCGCCAAGCGCGTTATGTCCCGCATCAAGGCTGGCAACTTCAAAGAAGGTGGGCGTGCTGATATGCTTCGCGACCGGCGCATGAAGGATATCGAGAAGGATTATAAGATCGCGCTTGCCAAGGGTAAGAACGAAGGCGTTGCCAAGGCGAAATACGAGCAGCGCAAGGCTGATGCCGCCGACGATTACGCCAAGCGGACCAAGGCTGATCGCACTGCGACACGCGCCGCAGAGAAGGCCTCTGAGGCCGCTCTGACGGAAGCTCGTCGCACCAAGGGCATGAGCATCACAAGACGTGACATGGCAACTGATTTTAAAAAGTATTTTGCTGATAAGCCAATGACAGCTAAAGCAGCGGAACCAGCTAAAGCAGCGGAAACTGCAGCGGCGGCTAAGCCAAGCAGCTTTAACGCAGCGTTCAAGGCTGCTCGTAAAGACTTGGGTGCAGGTAAAACATTTACCTATAACGGCAAGAGCTACACCACGAACATGGCTGGTGAAGGCCGTAAGTCGTCCACGTCGGGCGGTACAGGTCGTGTAGTAACTCCTGCTCGTGTGACTCCTGTCGCAGCTGCTCCTGCTGCCGCCGCTGCTCCCACTGCCGCCGCTGCTCCCGCTGCCGCTAAACCCCAAGCTTTTAGCACGTTTGATAAAACAGCTTTTAACAAGTTGAAAGCCGCAGCGAATCCTAGAGACCCAAAGCAGGTTGCATATGAAAAGTTCCTTGCTGACCGTGATCGGAGTCTAGGTGAATCTTTATCTGTCCTCAGCCCTTTCGGTAGCAAAAAAGAACGCGCAGCTGCTTATGAAGCCAAATTGAAAGCAGCGGGTAAACTAGCCAAAGGCGGCAAGGTTGAAAAATACGCCGCAGGTGGTGCAGGCAAAGTCCGCAAGGGCATGATGAAAGGCAAGTAAGATGGCTAACAAATCAGATAAAAAAGGCAGCGGTTCTACTTATCAAGCGCCCGTACCTCCAAAGCCGGGATATCGCCGTGGCTTTGAACCCCGCCCCGGTGAGAGCGACTCCCAGCGTTTGAAGCGCGAGATGGAAGAGCTTATGCGGCGTCAGGAAAATAAAAAGCGTTACGGCGCGACTTATGAGCACTATCCCGACCAAGACATCTACGCCGAAGGTGGCAAGGTTCAGACCTCTGCTGATACTGCCCGTAAGCTGGCCACCGAAATGGGCGGCATGAAAGATGGCGGCGCTATGAAGCCCGTCGATAGTAGCAAGAACCCCGGCTTGAGTAAGCTGCCTTCAGAAGTTCGTAATAAAATGGGCTACATGAAAAAGGGTGGCAAGCCAAAAAGCGGCCTCGCTGTCATGATCGCCATTGGTGCCCCGATGAAGGGTGAGAAGAAGCCCGTCAAGAAAATGGGCGGCGGCATGATGTACGCTAATGGCGGCAAGCCTGATAAGTTCGCTCAAGGCGGCGCTGGCAAGGTTCGTAAGGGCATGATGACGCCAGAAGGCAAGATCATCCATGCCATGAACAAAGTTCGCGGAAAATAACAGGCCGTTTAAAATACAATTTAGATTGATGTCTACTGTTGCACATTCTCCAGAGTTTGCTAAGAAGTTGAATATATCGCAGAAGATAGAACAATAGTTCATCTCTGCGACGAAAAACTATACGAAGCTACCGGAGCAAAAGAATGTCAGCGGAAGAGATAAGACGCAGAAGCGTTGAATTAATTAGCGAACAACGCGACCGCGCGGCGCAATACAGCCTTAATGCAAGGTTTACACCATCTGCTTATGCAAGCGATGGTCGCATCTCAGCCACCACAGCAGAAGAAATCGCCCTTCAAGTCATTGAGGGGAATGCACTTGTGCGTGCGTACACGGACGCGATTGCAGTGATTAACGAGGTCTACAGGAAGATGCATCACCCTGACGACGATAAAATACCGGAGCAAGTAAAGAAGGAGAATTTCTGGTGAGTGAAAACCTATTAAAGATTAAGCTTCCGCCTAATCAAGGCTTGAGCCATGTCGAGGCACATGAAGAAGGTCTGGCGCAGGAGCTGATTGATCAGCAATTTATAGCCATGACAGGCAAGCCGTTTGATATGCGGCCAGCTGGATACCTTGTCGCGCTGAAGATCTACGTTGAACCTGATGAGCTAAGCGTCGTTGAAACCGATGATGGCAAATCAGTAACCCTCTACCGGCCGATCAGTATGCAGGCTGAAGAGAAATATCAGTCCTGCTCAGCACTGGTCTGCGCGCTTGGACCCGAAGCCTATCAGGGCGAAAAGTACAGCGATAGTGGGCCTTGGTGCAAAGTTGGCGATTGGGTGATGATCCCTCGCTATGAAGCCACTGCTGTTTCCTATCGTGGTGTAGCTGTTGCGCTCATTCCTGATGACCGCATTATGGCTGTCATCACTGATCCGACTGATGTGAAGTCAGTCAAAGACGCCACGAAATTTTAATGGAGGTTTAAATGATTGATGGTGATGACGGCCCAGAAGAGTTGGATCTTCCACTTTTTGAAGAAGGCCCTACTGATAGTGTTGAGCTTGAGCTTGATGACGATGATGTTGGTGGTAACCTAGTTGATTACTTGGATGAGTCCGAGGAAGACGACGAGGTTGCTGCTGAAGACGAAGAGGAGCCTGAGGAGGAAGAGGACTCCGAGGATGATGCAGAGGAAGCCGAAGCTGAAGACGATGATCAGGACGAGCCGGAGGAAGAGGAAGAAGAGCGTCGTCCTCGCAAGCGTGACGCAGAGCGACGTATTTCCGAACTATCCCGCCGTGCTCAAGAAGCTGAACAACGTGCTCAAGATGTTGAGGCTAGGCTGCAGCAGGAATCCACATTAAGGCAGCAATCCGACCTTGCCATGATGACCCACTATGAGCAGCGCCTGCGTGGTGATGCTAATGTGGTTCTTGGGCAGATCGAAGAAGCGGTCTCAATGGGTGACGGACGCAAGCAGGCTGAATTGCAGTCGCAGTTCAATCAGCTTCAAAACGATCTGTCTGGCATCGATGCATGGCGCAAAGAAGCTGAGGCTAAGATGGTTGAGGCGCAGCAGGCCCCGGCCCAGCCGGAACCTAAGCAGCAGCAACAGCAAGTTACTCTAGAGCCTCGAACTCTTGGATGGATTGAGAAGAACCCTTGGTTCCAACCTCAGTCGTCTGACTTCGACGCTGAAATGCATGAAGAAGCTACAATGTTTGCGCGCCGTTTGGAACGTCGTTTCAAAGCTGACGGTCGTGGGGATGAGATTGGAAGCTCTTTATACTTCAAGGAAATCGACAAGCACATGCGGGCTGAGTTTGCCGATGCTATTCCAGACAGATCAGCTCCTAAGAAGGCAACACCAAAGATGAAGCGAGAAAATACAGTCGCTCCGGTCGCGCGTAGTGGAGGTTCCGACAGCCCTACGAAGCGTACTGCCAAAGTTGTCATGTCAGCAGCTGATCGCCAGTTTGCTCGGAGCATGGCTGCGTCAGGAGCATACAAAAAACCAAATGGTCAACGCATGAATGATGCAGAGGCAGAGCGATATCACGCTGCCTTTATGCTCAAGCAAAGGAAGGGGTAAACTATTATGGCAAGAGTATCACGAGTGGCTCAGAGCCGCGCAGCAACAACCCGCAGCTCAGATATGCGTCCGCAGTCGGAAACGCACTTTCAGTCAAAGCTACACGTTCCAAGCAACAAGATCCCTGATGGGATGACGTATGCTTGGGTCCGTGAGTCCACGCTCAACGAGCCTGATCCCGACAACATGACGGATCGCATGGTTCGCGGCTGGGCTCCAGTTCCAGCAGCTCGCCACTCTGAAATGGTTCCGCCTCCGCTGCCCGGTCACGAAGGTATGGAAGCGATGGTTATTCGTCGCGGCGGCCTTATTCTTTGCGAACGGTTTACAGAAGACGTGGAAATCTCACGTCAGGAACGCGACATCGAGAATATGGAAGTTCTGCAGGATGTGGCTTGGACTGGTCAGTCGGATCCGAATATGCCGCGCATTGACGAAAGTAGTGTTGGATTTGAGCGCGTTACTTCGTTTAAGGATTAACAGCTCCGGCCGCAGTGAGTGATTACTGTGGACCCACTAAGCCCCCGCTGGTTTCAACGCTGGCGGGGGTTTTTATGTTGTTGACAATATATTAGATCAGTAGTAATTTACATATATCGACACCCGTAACGTATCGTGGTCCCTGAGTATGGTCTGCTTATTACGACGCCAGTCACGTATCTGGCACCAAAAGCGATTGCCGTTACGTACCGGCAGAAACCAATCATTCCTTTTAGCATGGAGAAACCGTATGTCTTACGGCACGAATGCGCCTAATGGTTTTCAGCCCGTCAAGAAGCTTGATGGTTCTGCTTGGACTGGCGCGACAAATCCTTACCAAATTGCAAACGCTTACGCGACTGCACTTTACCGTGGCGATCCTGTCACAACTCTTTCTGACGGCACACTTGGTGTTGGTGTTG